CGTCTTGCACACTCTTTTGCTGGGTTGCGGCGTAGGCGTCAAGCTCTTTGGTCAGCTCGGCTTGCGCCTTGGCACTGGTTTTGATGGCGTCGGCGTTTTGTTCGTTCGCTATTATGGATTCATACACGACCCCAATGGCAATGCGCTCAGCCTCGGTCAACTTGTTCCATGCGGGTGAATTGGCCAGCTCAATGAACTCGGTCTGCGACTTGTTGTAGCCCATTTGGGCCGCTTCGGCCTCGGCCGCGCCCTTGGCTACATCGTTCATCAGTTTGTTGGCCAACTTGTCATATTCAGTGGCGGCCTCTTTTGCGCCTTTTTTCTGAGTCTCAAACGAGTTGCGTACCTTCTGCTCCATCTCACTGGTGAACAATGCGCCATGCGTCTTGCGCAACTCTTCGATAACCTTATCCGCCTTCTCAGATTTGGTGGCGTATTTCTCCATTGCATCGTTGAGCCTGTTCTGCGCCGCCCCCATTTGCTCTACCGTTTGCGGGTTCAAACTACCTCGACCCGCACCGCCCCCGGCTAGGTCATCTTTGGCCTTCTTTGCCGCCTGCAATTGCTGCACCAGCAGATAGGCCTGGTGAGCCTCGCTTTTAAGATAGATGTCGTCCGGCTGCAGCGCCAGCTTGCCCTCCAGGCGTACAAGCTCGACCTGAGCCGCCGCAAGATGGCTACCCAACAGGGCCGATTTTTGCGCGTTGCTTTGAAACATTTGCGGCAGCAGGTTCAGGTTGGTGCCGAGATTGAAGACATTGCCGGTCAGTGCATTGATGGTGCCGTTGAGCAAGTTGCTGGCTCCAGCTGCGGCATCAAACGGCATGCGCGCCAATGCAGTACCGAGGCCGGTAAGCAGTACACCGGCCAAGCCCGATCCTGATTTTTGGGCATTGTCCATGGCGTCGGACAACTGGCTAACGTAATTGGCTATACCGGCCGCCTCGTTGGCGACTCCCTTCGAAACACCAGCGTCGCCAACCGTTCGTTTGAGTTTCTCCCAGGCATTGCCCATACGCGTAGTGGCCGCATCGAGCCTATTTGCCGCATTCGTTGTGCTATCTCCCAGCATCTCGTTGATGGCCACGGCGAACTTTGGCAAGAAGTCCTGCGATACCAGCTGCCCACTTTCCATCAGCTTGCTGAATTCGGCCGTTGTCAGGTCTAGCGCCTTGGCGCCGGCTTGAAGGGCGATCGGCATGCGCTCACCGAGCTGGCCCCTGAATTCTTCGGCGTTCACAACACCCTTGCTCATCATCTGCTGGATGGCCAACAATGAACCCTTGGACTGATCTGCACTCAGCCCCATAACCGCGTTGGCATTGGCAATGGCCTCAAACACATCGCGCGTTGCCTTGCCCTCCATCGCAGTACCACGCGCAGCCGATGCAAACCCCGCGTAGGCCTGCGCCGTGCTGTTGAGGTCAAGTCCAAGGCGGTCTACAACACCTGAAACAAAAGCCATCTCCTTGGCGGCATTTCCGCCAGTAGCAAAGTTAAGTTGTGTTGACAGCCGCTGTGATGCAACACTGGCCTCAAACAGAGCATCTTTCACACTGGTAATGGTGTTGTACAACGCATAGAGACCGCCCCCGGCCACCGCGTAATGCGCCACGCGCCCGATGGCAGACGACAGTCTGTCCGCGCCAGCGGATGATTCAGTAGCCGTTTTGCCCAGCGCATCCAGGCGGGTGTTGACTTTGGCAATATCAGCTGCAACGGCTTCCCCGCCATCCAAAGCCAGCCTTAAAGAGACCGTATTGCTCACAATGTGCTAACCTCAAACGATGTTGATCTGGTTCCAAAACATCTGTGCCCTGCTGACATTTGCCGGCTTTGGCTACCTGCTGTGGGTGCTGTGGGGCCGCGCTGCCCGGCATATTGGCGTTTCGCGCCTGACACTACTCGGGTCAATTGCTCTTTTCGGCTGGCTGATTGGGTAGTTACTCCCTCGCAGCGTGCGGTCAACGCTGTCAAATCCTGACCCTCACTCTCTTTTCTCAGCCCACACGTTAAGCGCGGCGATCTCCATGGCTTGCAGGCTGGCAAACAGCGCGGCGCGATCGCTGGCCTTAACGCCCGCAACCTCACGCAGGTAAGCCAGTACACCCGCGTAATCGAGGCCTGTTGCACCGCCCATGCCGCTGTAGCGCCACTGCGTTTGCAACTGTTGCCAGGCACGAAAGGCAGGTACGTTGCAAGGCCACAAGTAGCATTTGTCATCTGGCTCAGGCGCGCCGTCGGCCGCGCCCTCTTGCAAGCCAAAAACCGCCAGGGCTTCGTCAAACTCGGCCTGCGGTTCATTGGGGCTGCCTGGTTGAGGTATGTAGAGCTGGCCACGCGCTTGCAGGCGCGCGACCTGTGCTAGTTTTTTTCTTTACCAGCGCACTCTCTGAGGTAGGCGTTCCAGCAAATTCCCAGCACCCCGCCAACGCTCAAAAAAGCATCCAGCGCGTCACGGCTAAAGGCGGCAGGCTCGCCATTGGCGTCCAGCACCAGGCGCTGGCCACTCCAGTCAGTGATGTTGTCCAGCAGAAAGTCTTTGATCGACAGATCTGCCGATTGCGACTCGCTTTCTTCCTTGCTCAGCCGGCGCGCCGTCAGGGTGGCGCTGAACGGCTTATTGACTTTGCCGGCCTTGAGCGTGAACTTGACTGGGACTTCAACAACGTTGTCTATGGCCAGGGTGAACATGGTGAGGCTTCCAAACATAGGGTTTAAGTTGAGACGGATTTCCGCGTCGACGCGCTGCGCGCAATGACGCGGTCCAGGGTTTACAGGCTGATGATGCGCAGCTCGTCGTTACCGGCCACCGGATCCAGTTCCCAGTCGAAGCCGATCATGCGTTTGCCGTCGAGCTCCTCTTTTTTGTAGGAGGTCAGGCGCAGCGCCGGGGCGTGCAGCATGATCTTGTTGCCGGAGGTATTGCCAATCACAAAACCCATGCCCTGGGTGCTGCCGGCTTTCACGGCGGCAAACAGCGTTACCTCTTGCGCGGCGCTGAGCTGCAGGCTGGTGGTGCCCTTGACCTTGCGGTTGTTGATCACCACTTCTTCGGCCGACAACGTCGGCGAGAAACTCACCGTGTTACCCCAGTCCGCCGTAATGCCGCTTGAGTTGTAAGAGGTGCCGCCAGACAAAGCGCCAGCGGCGTAAGTGCAGCCCAGCAAGATGTCGGTCACGTTGGCCTTGACGATGGCCACTGGCGGCTGCCAGGCAGTAAGTGTTGGCACCGGGTTGGCGCTGGCCGTGGGGTCCACCTCCACACCGATAAAGTCCCAGGTGAACTTGCCCATTTCTCCCGCCTTGCTCGACAGCTTGACGTTGCCCATGCAGCCCAGCGCCTTGTGCAGCACGCCATCGTCAGCCCAGTAGATCGACAGCGACTTCAGCGTGTCAGTGGCGGGCAAGTACTCCACCCGGTTTGGCGCCGTCAGCCCGGTGGTCTCGGCTGCAGCACAGCCCAGCAGCAGGTTGCCCCAGGCTGGTGCCGTAGCAGCCAACCCGGCACCCGACAAACTGGTTGAAAACGTCATCTTGGTAGACACTGCACCTGGCAAATTCATGGCACTACCAAACCAGCCAGTGATGTAGTCCAGCGCAACGCCCTTGATCTCCAGCGGCGAGATCGACACGTCAAACACCTTGATGGCATTGGCCGCGCCGGTGGGAACGACGTCGGTGCCGTTGGTGACTTCCGGCTTGGCCAGAATGACGGTTTTGCGAATGTAGCGAGTTGCCATGGTGAGTTACTCCAGAGTGATGTCGGGCAGGGGGTTGGTAGTGGCTTGCGGCACTTCACCGGTAAGGGCGATGTCAGGCGCAGGCAGGTTCTCGGCCCAGCCTGGCAGGCTGTCGTCCCAGTGCCAGCTACCGCCGCCTGGCAGCGGCGTGTTCTCGGGCGTGGCGCCGTCGCTCGCTACCGCAGTTTTGGTCTTGGCCATGTCAGGCGCTCCTGTAATAATTAATCAGTTCAAATTCATCGGTCCACCACAGCTGGCCATCGCCATCCAGGCGCAGCAGGCGTCCGCCGGTGAACAGCACCGGCTCGCCGGTAGCGTCATCAGGCACCCAGCCCACCAGGGCCGTGCGCAATGCCAGGCGCAGCGCGGCCAGGTCGCTCAGGGCGGCGGCGCCCAGGGCATCACGGCGGTTGTACAGCACCTGCACCACACCAAAACTTTGCGTGATGCGCTGCTCGGTGCTGCCCAGCATGTCGTTGCCCGAGGCGCTCTCGGCCAGGGGTAGCACAAACGCCGCTGGCATTGCCGCCATACCGGCCACGGCCGCATCCAGATCAGCGCTGGCGCCGATCGACTTCAGGCCGCTCAGCTGCTCTTTCAGCCGCGCAATGATCAGGCTAAGGTCCATGTCAGTAGTTCGCCAGTTGCGTGCTGCCAAATACCCGCTCACCCGTCCTGGTGGCCACTGCATTGCCGGTGCCGCCACTGGCCGGTACCGGGCTGGCGTTGGCCAGTTGCACCTCGCCGCTGGACAGGCGCTTGAGCACGCTCACGGCGTCCTGGTAACGGGTGCGCACCACCTCGGTCACACGGTCGCCAAACAGGCGGTAGCGCGCCATGTCGGCCGCCAGCCGCACCAGCACTTCCGGTGTGCTGGCCAGCGGCAGCGTGTAGCGCGTGGCCAGGTAGCCATCAATCTCGGCATCGGCGTCGCTCAGGGCGCGCGCCAGCACGGCAGTGTCAATCACCAGGCCGGCCTCCCGGTCCGTCAGCTGCGCCAACTCCTGTGCGCGGAACGAGTCT